CAGTGGAATAACCTGGGCAGTTTTGAATGAAATTCTTAGAAGCTGCTGAGTTGCCCCCATTATCCCATCCTATTCCTCCTGAAACATTATCTGTACAGTCAACACCATTTATATTGATTCTTGAATGAGTATTACCGTTAAATAAAATTCCTCTTGATTGAATACTACCGCTGTTTGTATTACCTCCTAAAGTTGCACCGTAGTCATTTCCTCCACATTGACCACCCGTAATGGTTATATCGTTAGCATTAGTGGCAGCAAAAATACCGTGATAAGTATCATTAGTTTGTTGACCGTTTTTAGCACAATGAGGATTTGTTATATGTATTTTATTATGATTTGTTCCTCCAATACTTATTCCATGATGCCTATTAAGTCTGCAATCAATATCATTTAGTCTTAATACACCACCAAAAGTGCTTGTGATGTTAATACCACTTTTATCTCCAGTAATATTTGCATCACTAGAACCGTTTGCGGTGCAAAAGGCATTAGTAATCCAAATAGTACTACCACCTGCTATGTAAATACCATTGTTACTGTTTTGATCAAAATCACAATTATCTACTCTAAAGTATGAGCCAGTACTACCGCTAGTGTTATTACCTAAAGAAGAATCAAAAACAAGACCTTTATTGCATTTAATAGCTGAACAATCTTTCATCCATACAGAATTTACATAATTTTTAAAATGAAAAGCATTGCAATATTTATTGGCAACATTAGTACCTGCGTCAGGCCATCTGCCATCAATAACAATATTTTCTAATCTAACTTGATCTACTCTGGCATCTGAACCATCATCAATAAGAATACCAACAGCACCACTTGCTGTATTGGGAAAGTTTCTAATTTCTACATCTCTTACGTCCATCATGCTATAGCCTTGAATGTTTATACCTATAAATTTACTTCTTATATAAACTTCTTTGATTGATATTGCTTGAGTACCAGTAGTAGATTCAGCCTTAATAGCAGCACCACTTGTAGAAGTAGCTTTGTTATTGTCAGAACTATCAATGTGAGTACTATCTAAACCTAAACCTGTAATTTCAATAGACCTTGCATTTGTAATTTCAATAATATTTGCTGTAGCACTAGAAGTTCTAATTATTGTTCCATTTGTTTCTGTTGTTATTGGGAAGTGACCACCAGCACCAACTAACTTAATACTTTTATCACTAGATCCAATAACCAATGCACTACTTACTTTGTATGTACCAGGAGGGAAATAAACTGTACCTCCATTACTTAAAGCATCAATAGCGTCTTGTATTTCTTGTGTATCATCATTGATACCATTTCCTACAGCACCATAAGTAGAGTCTTTTACATTTACCCAAGATCCAGAAGAGGACATATCAGCTGAACCACTACCACCACTACCTGTTGAATCAGTTTGGTTAGTCCAGACACTACCGTTATATTTAAGTACTTGGTTTGTAGTAGGAGAGTTAAGAGTTACGTTATTTAGTGCATCTATATTGCTACTTGTTTTTAAAACATTATTAGAAAGTCTTGCATCAGCTATTTCTCCTGTTAATTGAGCAGCATTTAAACTTGTTAAATTAGCTCCACTAATAGAAGGTAATGTATTAGGAAATCTTCCATCAGGTACTTTTCCAGAAGTTAAGTTACTTGCATTTAAGTTAATTAAAGCAGAACCATCTACAGCTGGTAATTTGGCATTTCCATCTAACTGAACAATTTTAGAAGCTGATGTACCTACATCTACATTTAAAGTACCTGAACCAGTAATAGGACCACCAGTTAAACCAGTACCTGACCCAACACTAGTAACACTACCTGCACCAGCTGTACCCCATTCAGGAGCAGTAGCACCAGAGTTTATTTTTAATACTTGACCAGCTGTACCTTTAGCTAATCTTGTGTAATCAGTACCGTCATAATAAAGAATATCTCCTTGTGCATCACTACCCATAGCGATCTTAGAACCTGTGACGCTATTGTCTGCTAGTTGAGTTGATCCAACTGCTCCATTACTTAACTTAGTACCTGCAATACTTCCTGCTAATTTATCATTAGTAATTGCTCCATTATTTACTTTTGCAGTAGTAATTGCATTGTTATCTATAGTCCAAGTACCACCAGAATTTGTAACTGTAATATCACCTTTATCGTCATCAGTAACACCACTTGTACCAGCAGCAGATAAAACTCCATTACTATCAATAGATAAATTAGTACCTACCTTTATGCCACCTAATGCACTAGTAGTAGCAGCTGGTAATGTGTAAGCAGTATCCCAAACAGGATTAGCACCAGTACCTTGTGTTTTTAAAAACTTACCAGAAGTTCCAGCACCTAATCTTGCGTAATCTGTGCCATTATAGTAAAGAATATCTCCTTGAGAGTCAGACCCTAACGCTATTTTAGAACCATTAACTGCATTGTTTTGTATAGCATTAGTATCAACTGCATTATCTTTTAATTCACTACTTCCTACGCTATTTGGTGCTAATTGTGTTTCTGTAATTGTTGAATCTAATAATTTAGAACCTTGAATATTGCCTGCTAAATCAGTATTAGCGATTGAACCATCTTGTATTTTAGCTGAAGTAATTGAACTATTATTTATTGTCCAGTTAGCTCCACTACTAGCAACTGTTATATCACCTTTATCTCCATCAGTAACGCCAGTACCTCCACTACTTGATGCTGAAAGAACACCATTACTATCTATTGATAAGTTAGAACCTACTTTAATTGCACCTAAAACAGAAGAAGATGCAGTAGGTAATGTAGAACCAGAACTATCTAAAGGTGGAGCAGAATCTACCCAATAAGAATCACCACTAGCATCAACTACATAAACGAAACTTCTACCTAAATCTTCATCAAACCATCTATCTCCTTCTGATGGGTTACTAGGAGCACTGCTGCTACTAGAGACAAGACCTTGTACAACATCAGTTACATAGGATTTATTAACTGCATCACCATCAGCTGTAGGTGTAGCAAGGTTAGTAATTTTTTTATTATTAGCA